CTGAGGTTTTTAACAGCGTCTACTTCCTCACGTATTTTCTGCGATTCAGGTAAATCCAAATACTCAATCATATACTGAGTAAGTAACTGCTGCACATGAGGGTCTTTAGTCTGCCCACCGAGAACGCCAAGTAATTGAGCAGCCATAGCACGTGCCGTAGGCAACGCGCTTGTCATATTGATTCGTACCTTAAAACGAACATCTTCAGGACTTTCAAGAAGGGTAAGTTCCTGCTGGTCTCCGTTTTCATCAAGGTAAGCGAGTACTTTGTCTTTAGGAGCGTATACCTGGAGATAGCTTACCATAACATATGACAATCTCTCGAGTGCATCTTCAAGCCAACGACTGTATAACTTGATACGTTGCGTACCAAACGACTGCATTGTTTGTATACCGCCAAAGGTATCAGGCGTAGCACTGGTTGCCTGCCCTTGCATAAGGCTGCTAATACCTGTAATATATTCTAAAAGGTTTTGGAGCAATCCAAGAATACGTTCAATAGCAGGGTTTAGATTACCAGCATCAGTAATGTTAGGCATACCTCCATTTGGCAGGTCGCTATTTGGATTGTATTCAATAAAAGCATTTGGCTTTGCCCATTCCTTTTCAGCTTTGCTAGGGTCAACGATACTTCCTTTGGGGTAGATAACTTTACGATGTGCGCTCGTTTGCATATCGTAAATAAGAAGGCTCCAAAATTTATTCAGAGCTTTAACAATGTCTTTGATGTAGTGCATAATACCATAGATTCTGTCAGGTCTATTAGCCATTGACAGTGTAAATGGTATCAGCGGGTATTCGTCAGAAGGTATCAGCGACTGCTCGATAATGCGATTGTTGATTAGCAAATATCGCTTAACCATCTTTTGATTTTTACGGAAGTAATTACGTGCTGTAACTACCTCATCACTCAGCAGTGTAAACTCATAAGCTACAACTGTATCAGGCATTTGCGCAAACTGCATTTGCATCTGCTGCAACTGTGCTGCCAATTGATTCATTTGTTGCGAGACCTGATCCCATTGACGCTGACTGCCTTGCACCTGTTCAGCAACCTGCTGCATAGGCGTCACGCTGTCTGTGAGTCCACCCTCAGCAATGTTCATCTGCTCGTTAGCTTGCTGGGCTTCCGGCATAGCCTGCTCCATCTGTTGCTGGAGCTGCATTAGCTGTTGTCCTAATGCTTCTTTTTCTGGGTTAGCAATTGTAATTGGCTTAGGTTTTTTGGCAGATACCTGGCCTGTATCACTAATGTATACGTTAACCGTTTGCTTTGAAAAAAACTCGCGCACCCACACATAACGATCACGAGTATTGCCTGTAAGCCCTGCTTCAAAAGGCCATCCTGCTACAAGTGGGATGTGAGTAGTATCAATACCCCACATAATATCAGGAGCAAAGTTGGTGATGTCGTCTTCTGTGATCGTTATATCATAACGACGTTCAGCTTTATGACGTGGTAGAACATCGACAACGCACAAATACTCTGCATCGCTAAAATCTGGCTTGCGCGTGTGCGGGTCTACGTAAACCTTTTCCCATTGAACGTACTCACCAACAACGCCAAATGTTGTCTCTGAATAGAAATCATTAGGACGAACCATAAACCAGCCGATACCACATGCAAGGCAATCGCGAATAACCATGACAAGCTCACGGTTCATGTGGCCTTCGTACCAAGCAGCTTTCATTGCCTGCTCGTACATATTTGTAAAGTCTGCGCCTACATCACCAGACGCAAGCAAACGTGGCGATGGCTTAGCCCCTGTAAGGAAACTGACCATCTGCTCAATTATAGCCCACGAAATTTTTGTGCTTATGGGAATATCATAACGTTCAGCAATAAACTCTAATTGGTTTTGAGTAAATTGTGTTCGTGTCCCTTCAACATCGCTGTAATAAATCTCAAGATCTTCTTTCATGATCTTGCGGGCTGTTGACGACTGAGCTACCATAAGCCTGAACTGGCTATTAAGTAACGCTACTAGGTCGTCGCCTGTGTCTTGGGCGGTGTTCTTTTTTGCCATACGTGGGACGTTTTTGTGGGAATATAGAACGTTTTGGTCTCTGTCTTGTACGAACATACAGACTAAGTCCAGTTTTTCCAATCTTTTACAGGAGCCGTAATGGCCTCAGCAAATCTTTTTGCCAAACTGTTTAAGGTACAGCAGGAGTTACCTACTATACCTAAAACAGCAACTAACCCGCATTTTAAAAGTAAATATGCGGATTTACCCACCATAATGGAGTCGATAAAGCCATTACTTGCCAAGTACAACTTGCTCCTGTTGCAGCCATTGCAGGAATCGCCATCGCCAGATGTGCTAGCAATTAGTACTACGATCGTTGATGTTGATACCAACGAAACGTTTTCGACAATGACAACTGTACCGATCGGCCCAAATAAAACGCCGCAGGCATTCGGCAGCGCGATTACGTACGCGCGCAGGTATGCACTTTCATCAATGCTAGGTATTATTACTGACGAAGATGATGACGGCAACGCATCAAGCGTCAAAGCAACTGTTAAAGTTTCTAAATCCGACGTAATAACACTGTATGCGACGGCTGCTGAACACGGCTACTCAAAGCAAGATATACTGGATAAACTCAAGACAAAAGGAATTTTCCGAGCAGATCAGCTAACGCCAGAAATGTGCGAAAAATTTATCCAATGGATTATTAAAAACCCAAAGAAAGACTAATATGAGTTCAGACACAATAACCTGGCAACAAAGCGCAGAAAGTTTTTTGGATTGCTTTTACATCGACATTTACGGCAACTATGATATTCTGTATGGGCAGTTCCCGCCCGCAGCTATCATTGGTGCTCATCTGTTTCAAACGCATGGCAAAAGCTATCGCCCAAACGAAATGCAGATCTTTACGCTGTATGTACTGCTACATAACATGCTAAACAATACTGTTGAGCATGAAATTGGCAATGATGGTGATCTTGTCATTAGGGATATGACGCTAACACCTAATATGAAAATCAGCGATGCTGAACACGGCAGAATTTCTCTGCCGATGTTCGAAGAAATCCCTGAAGAAGTAACCGACGTAGACACATACACTGTCCAATTTAATGCAGCTACCTTGCCAGAAATTGCCAGGCAGAATGGGTTGGATTGGTACAGCGACCAAGAAGGTTATTGGCACAACAAGCTAATGCACCAAGCAACAGATTACTACAACAAACTCACTAAATTCTTTTGGAGGATCTAATGCCACAGACAAGCCCAGCAGTACCTGCATGGTTTTACCATGTCACAAACCACGATATGTTTGATTATGACAAAAAGAACATAGACGATATGTGTCAAGTATTCAAAGACACATTGCAAGCGTCTTATATTGCTCATGAAATGTCACAAACATTGCAAACGTTGTTCGCAGCAGGTGATACGCAGACTGTTAAAGACAAGGCAATCAACCTGCTACTGCAAGCACGCGAAACATTGCAAGAGCGCAAAGCAAGTCTTGATACCGCATTACGTCAAGCCAAAGACGCAATGGATGCTAACAAGTATTTAACTCAGCGCATAGAACAAGAGTTAATAATTGCTTTGAACGAATTAGATTGCGCTCAGATGACAACGGCCTCAGGCTACGAACTGCGTACAAAACTAAAGCCCGGAACACTCAAAACAGACCTCGAGCCAACCGAATCGGATTACGATTTATGGGGCGAAATGTGCGTCAAACGTAAATTTGAGTGGGATATAGCAGGCATTAAATCTGGTTTAGCTGCTGGTGATGTATCGCATACATGGGCAGAGGCTAAAGGATTTAAGCTAATACGAGATCAAAGCATCAGCATCAAAAAATGCGATGATGCAGTAAAATGAAAAATAGGGGTCTATGATTTGTCATAGATCCCTATTTTAATCTTCTATGGCAGGGAAAGAAAACCTACGCACTAACGCTACGAAGCGTAACGAAAAACTCTTTTTACTTCTTATCAAAGAAGCTGGCATGCCAGAGCCACAGATGGAAGTCAAAATGGTAGACAAACGACGCTTTCGCATCGACTACGCTTGGCCTGACATCAAGCTAGGCATCGAAATACAAGGCGGTGTTTATACCCGCGGGGCGCACGGTAGCATCTACGGTATATTATCGGGATATACTAAAGCTAACATAGCTGCCTGCAACGGATGGCGACTGCTGTATTACACACCACAGCAAATGACGAGTAACGAAACTATCAACCAAATACGGGAAGCGTACCAATGGAGCAAACAGAATGGATCGACACCGAATTAGAGTGTCTAATTGTCGGATCGTTCCTCACCAACCCCAATGCCTTTGACCCTACCATCGTCAAAGCAGAGCATTTCACCTTGCAATATCTACGGACAATCTGGTCAGTAGCGTTCAAAGAATGGCTTGCAGGCGTACCTATTGATCTTGTGACAGTCACAGGAGCTTTGCAGCGTGAAGGTTTGATCGATCTTGTAGGAGGTGCAGGCAATGTGGCTAAGGTCGTAGCTAACTGCCCGACGACTGCGACTGATCGGCATCTCAAGATTTTGCGGAATCTGCATCAACGGCGGATAACTAGCAACGCTTTAGTGCGCGCTATGGACGAATTAAACCAGGGTAAAACCAATATCAAGGATATTGTCGCCAAAATCGACCAGTCAGTTCTTGATGTCGTCGCGGACGCACAACATTCGCATCTTAACAAAGAGGCAGAGTTAGATGAAATTGAACATAAGATACTTAATCCAGTTAGCCATGATTGCCTCGGCACTGCTTGGCCTAGCCTTGACAAACTCATTGGCGGCTATCGCCCAGAGGAGCTGGTGCTTATGGCAGGACGTCCTGCGATGGGTAAAACGGCGTTGATGGTAACGGCGCAGCGTGATCTGGCTCTGCGCAGCATACCAAGTTTATGCTTCTCGCTTGACATGGGTAGAAAACAGCTATGGTCACGCTACATCAGCCAATGCTCCAACATCAGCGTGAGCCATCTTGAGTCAGGCAAGCTATTCGACGATACCCAAGTACAGACGATACAGACTGCTGTCAACGAGCTTAAAAGTCTCCCGATGTGGGTTGACACAGATCCATATCATACTCTTGCCGAGATACGGATGATAACACGGCAGATGGTACTCAAACACAAAATACAGGTTGTGTTTATTGACCACCTGGGCAAGATACGCCCTGAAAAGGCTAACAGCCGTGAGCAGGAAGTATCTATCATTGTACAAGGTCTTAAGGCACTAGCTAAAGAGTTTAACATCACAATCGTTTCGTTGGTACAGCTCAACCGTAATGTAGAGTTACGCGCAGATAAACGGCCTATGCTGTCAGATCTACGTGAGTCAGGCTCAATAGAACAGGAAGCAGATATTGTGCTTATGTCGTACCGCCCAGAGTATTATAACCTTCATACGTTTGAAGATGGTATTACAGTAGCCAAGAACCGTATGGAAGTTATAGCAGCTAAAGTGCGTAATGGTATACCTGGGTCAGTAATCCTTGATTTTGTTGGGGATCTGACGCTAGTCAGTGAACGTAGACCTGAAAATAACCCAAGCTGGTTAGAACAAGTAGAAGTTGCATTTAACTGATAGAACACCTATATTGCAGAGGTGTTCGCATTGACACCCCCTCCATTTCTTCCCCCTCGAGCCCTACCTGTCAAAAGGTAGGGTTTTTTTTTACACGTTATTGCGACATGTAAAGAAAAGACCAATATTTTTACTTGACACGTATAGTGATTATTTCGTAGGTTTACACCGAACAGGGGGCAAAAGAACAGGTAAAAAAAAGAAACTATAATAACTATAACATAATATAATAGGCCACAGATCATTTTGTTAACGTCAACAAAATGCTAGGCATACGAGATAACGCTAGATCCCTGCACAGATTTTTGGTAGAAAATATGCGTGAAGCTTCCCCATCCCTGGGCTGACTTCTTCCAACAACCTCCCCCCGGTGGGCTTCCCCCCCTCCCCCCGTCTCCGAAAAAACGTCCTGCATGCACAGGATATATTACGCTCTACAACGAGCCTACCATATGTAGTGCTCGTCCAAGCGTCAGC